TAGATATCTAAAAGAAATCATGGACTTTGATAGAAAGTGCCATGAGATTTTTAGAAACTGGTATATTGATGGAAGAATTTATTATTTGAAGGTCATTGATCTTAAGAATCCTCAGGCAGGAATTCAGGATCTAAGATACATTGATCCGATGAAAATGAAGTATATTCGTCAGGAAAAGAAAAATAATAAAGATCCTTACGTCAGAGTAAACTTAAAAAATAACGAAAATTCTCTACCACATAGTCCAGAATTTGAAGAGTATTTCTTATATACACCAACACCAAATTATCCAACAGGAATGATTTCTGGTGCAGGTGCTGGTAAGTCAGTAAAGATTGCAAAAGACTCGGTTGTATATTGCACTTCTGGTCTTGTAGATAGAAACAAAAATACTGTTCTCTCTTATCTCCATAAAGCAATCAAAGCACTCAATCAACTGAGAATGATTGAGGACTCTCTTGTTATTTACAGATTGTCAAGAGCACCTGAAAGAAGAATTTTCTATATTGATGTTGGCAATCTTCCAAAGGTAAAAGCGGAACAATACCTTAAAGAGGTTATGTCTCGTTATAGAAATAAACTTGTCTATGATGCTTCAACTGGTGAAGTTCGTGATGATCGCAAGTTTATGTCTATGATGGAAGATTTCTGGTTACCTCGCCGTGAAGGTGGTAGAGGAACTGAAATCACCACTCTTCCTGGTGGGCAAAATCTTGGAGAACTTGCCGATATTGAATACTTCCAGAAAAAACTGTATAGAGCACTTGGAGTTCCAGAATCAAGAATTGCTGGAAGTGGTGATGGATTTAATCTTGGAAGATCATCAGAAATTCTGAGAGATGAACTTAAATTTGCTAAGTTCGTAGGACGTTTGAGAAAAAGATTTGCTCAAATGTTCAATGATATGTTGAAGACTCAATTGATTCTTAAAAATATTGTCAGTCCAGAAGACTGGGATGTAATGTCAGATCATATTCAATATGATTTTCTATATGACAATCAATTCGCAGAACTTAAAGAATCTGAACTTCTGAATGGTCGTTTAGGTACACTTGCGACGATTGAACCTTATATTGGAAAATATTTCTCTACTGAATATGTAAGAAAGAAAATTCTTCGTCAAACTGATGTAGAGATTATTGAAATCGATGAGCAGATTGAGGATGAAATTCAAAAAGGAATTCTTCCAGATCCTTCGATGATTGATCCAATTACTGGTGCTCCATTACCCCAACCTGGTGAAGGAAATGGTATGGCAGGAATGGGTCAAGATGCAATGGGAATGGGCGAGATTCCAACAGAGCCAGGTCTAGATGCACAAGCAAGTGTAACAGACGCCCAAATGCAGAAAGACGCTAAAAAGGCTGAGATATAAATAAATTTATAATTAATAAAATAATTTTATGGAAGATCTTATCGACTTGATTGCAACTGATGCATCAGCATCGGATGTTCGTGACAAAATTCACGATATTCTTTATTCAAAAGCAGCAGAGAGAATTGAACTCGCAAAACCATACGTAGCATCATCTATGTTTGGTGAGTCTGAAGTAGAAGAAACAGAGGATCAAGAATAATGGCCAATAGAATTAAAGTTCTTGGGGCAGAAGCAGCACTTCCAACTACAACTGGAACAGCAACAAGTTTTACTTCAGCAACAGTTGTTCGTTTGGTCAATACTTCTGCATCAGCAGAATATCTAGTTACGGTAGTTGAAACTCAGGGTGGAACCGTTGTTGGTTCTTTCACTCTACCTCGACTACAAACTGAACTTTTGGAAAAATTACCATCACATTGTGTATATGCGGCGAATGCTGCTGTTTTGGGAGCAAAAGTAGGATTCACAAACTAAAACAATGAAACTCATCACAGAAGAAATTCAAAAAGTAGAATTTATTACCGAAGGTAAAGGTTCTGATAAGCAGTGCTTTATCAAAGGTATTTTCCTGCAAGCAGAACAAGTCAACCGTAATGGAAGAATGTACCCTCTTTCTATCATGGAAAGAGAGGTAAATCGTTACAACGAAAACTTTGTATGTAAGGGACGTGCTCTTGGTGAACTCGGTCACCCTGATGGACCTACTGTAAATCTTGATAGAGTATCACATAAAATTTGTGAACTTTATAGAGATGGTAATAACTTCATTGGTAAGGCAAAACTTTTAGAAACTCCAATGGGTAAGATTGCAAAATCACTTATTGGTGAGGGAGTTTGCTTAGGCGTTTCTTCTCGTGGTGTCGGATCACTGAAAATGACTAATGAAGGTCATAAAATTGTTGGCGAAGATTTTATGTTAGCAACTGCTGCTGATATCGTTGCCGATCCTTCTGCTCCTGACGCTTTTGTTCAGGGAATTATGGAAGGTAAAGAGTGGGTTTGGGAAGGAGGAATTCTTCGTGAAAGACTTGCAGAACAAACTCAAAAGAGAATTAACACTCTTGTAGATCAGAGAAGACTTGAAGAGCATAAGTTGAATCTATTCAACGAATTTCTTTCAAATCTTTAATTTATAAATAAATATAGATTATCTAAGAATCTAAACAAAAATGTCCGTTGGTAGAAATTTACAAGAAATGGAAAACGTAGTAACCAAAGGGGCTGCACCTGCCGATCCAATGCCACAAACTGGCATCGAGTACGAAGATTTAGGTGGTCCTACTCCCGAAAATTATCGTCCAGATGACGATTCATCTAAGCTCAAAGATCCATCTGCTACTCTTGCTCAGGTAAGAGACATTGTTAATGCAAAAGCAATGAAAGCAGAAGAGACTGAGATTGAAGATGAAGTCATTGAAGAAGAAACCGAAGAGGAAGAGACCGACCTCGAAGGTGAGGAAGGTGGTGAAGAAGTAGAAGAAGATACCGCCGAAGAAGAAGAAGTAGAAGAAGAGTTTAACATCGATGAAGATGTAAACGCTCTTCTCGAAGGTGAGGAGCTTTCTGAGGAATTCCAAGAGAAAGCACGCACCATCTTCGAAGCAGCGATTAAGTCGAAAGTTGCCGAAATCAAGGAGTCTCTCCAAGAGTCATATGCAGTTGCTCTTGTAGAAGAACTCAATGGTATTAAGTCGGAACTCACCGAAAGAGTCGATGCATATCTTGAGTATGTTGCTGATGAGTGGTTCCAAGAGAATGCACTCGCAGTTGAGCACGGTCTTAAGACCGAAATGACCGAATCATTCCTCGTTGGAATGAAGAGTCTTTTTGAAGATCATTATGTAACAATCCCTGAAGATAGATATGATGTAATCGAGAGCATGGTAGATAAACTTGATGAAATGGAAGAAAAACTCAACGAGCAAATTCAAAGAAATGTTGCTCTTAATAGAAGATTAGCCGAGTCGGTTGCTGATGTAATCTTTGCAGATGTCGCTGAGGGTCTTGCACTATCTCAGAAGGACAAACTCGCTTCTCTTGCCGAAAATGTTGAGTTTGACAGTGAAGCAGACTATCGTGAGAAGCTAGTAACTCTGAGGGAATCATATTTCCCAGCAAACACTGGTACTCAAAGAAGCACAACTGAGAATCTCTCAGAAGAAGTCTCATCTGATGAAACGATCACTGAATCTGTTTCGCCAGTAATGGCTGCTTATTTAGAGACTCTTGCAAGAGCTTCTAAAAAGTGATTTTTAGATCATAATCAAACAACAACACTTTTAAAAGAGGTAAATTCAAATGCAAATGTTCAATGCTGAGCAATTGCAGGAGAAGTGGGCACCTATCCTCGACTATGAGGGTCTTGATTCAATCAAAGATTCGCATCGTAGAGCGGTAACCGCTATCCTGCTAGAAAACCAAGAGAGAGAACTCCGTGAGGAGAGAGCATTCCTCTCTGAAGGTCCTACTGTTAGCACCCTTTCTGGAACCGGTAATCCTGGTTTCTCCGCTGGTGCTTCCGCCCCTGTTGCAGGTTTCGACCCAGTTCTGATCTCCCTGATCAGACGTTCAATGCCTAACCTGGTCGCTTATGACCTCGCTGGCGTTCAACCAATGAACGGTCCTACTGGACTCATCTTCGCAATGCGCTCGAAGTACAACACCCAGAGCGGCACCGAAGCACTGTTCAACGAAGCGGATACTGCATTCTCTGGCCAGTCAACCAACCTCAACAACACTCAGGGTTGGACTAACGGAACCGTTGGTCTTGGTACTACTGCACAAAGAGGAACCAATCCTGGTCTTCTGGATGCTACCTACCCTGCAACTGGCGATGCTCAAACCTACAACGTAGGTCAGGGTATGCGTACCGATGTTGCTGAGAATCTTGGCGACGGCACTGAGGGTCACTTCAATGAGATGGCATTCTCGATCGAGAAGGTCACCGTTACTGCGAAGTCCAGAGCACTGAAAGCTGAGTACTCACTCGAACTCGCACAAGACCTGAAGGCAATTCACGGTCTGAATGCAGAAGCTGAGCTTGCAAACATCCTCAGCACCGAGATCCTCGCAGAAATCAACCGCGAAGTTATCCGTACCATCTATAACGTTGCTGAGTCTGGTGCTCAGGCAAACGTTGCTACCGCTGGTACTTTCGACCTCGACGTTGACTCTAACGGTCGTTGGTCAGTTGAGAAGTTCAAGGGTCTTATCTTCCAGATCGAGCGCGACGCTAACGCAATCGCACAAAGAACTCGTCGTGGAAAGGGCAACATGATCCTCTGCTCCGCAGACGTTGCTTCCGCCCTGACAATGGCTGGTGTACTTGATTACACCCCTGCGCTCAACGCTAACCTGAACGTTGATGACACTGGCAACACCTTCGCTGGTGTTCTGCAAGGTAAGTATCGTGTTTATATCGATCCTTATTCGGCAAACGTTTCTGCTAACCAGTACTACGTTGTTGGTTATAAGGGTTCTTCCCCTTATGATGCAGGTCTGTTCTATTGCCCATATGTACCTCTCCAGATGGTACGTGCGGTTGGTGAGGACACCTTCCAGCCCAAGATTGGCTTCAAGACCCGCTATGGTATCGTTGCTAACCCATTCTCACAGGGTACAACCGCTATCACTGGCGACGGTCTGGTACGTAACGCAAACCGTTACTACAGAAGAGTCAAGGTTACCAATTTAATGTGATCTCGATTCACATATCTATCAGACTCCCGAAAGGGAGTCTTTTTTTATAAATAGGGTATACAATATGTTGTATACTTATGCCAAGATTAAAAGCAATAGAAAGAAATGAATATCAAAGAAGGCGTAGGGATAAACGTAAAGATATTTTGATAGAAAAGTTTGGAAATAAATGTCACGATTGTGGAGGAACATTTCATAAATGTGCTTATGACTTTCATCATCTAAATCCTCTGGAAAAAAAGTTTGAAATTGCCCCAGCGTTAGATCGTAATTGGGAAACTATTTTAGAAGAAGTAGAAAAATGTGTTATGTTATGCAGCAATTGTCATAGGATTCGTCATTATAATGAAGATAGGGGTTCTACACATTTCAATAGTTTATTGATCTAAAT